CCGCTGCCTCCAAGCCGTTGCGATTGTGTCTGACGTCATTGGCGGCACCGCCGAGCAAAACTGGGAGCTCGCATCTCAGCTGCCTTGGTGTCCAAGGCGGTCCTGCTACGTCTCGCACTTGCCTGAGCCGCTGGCAGCATTGAAGCGCATCATCGAGGAAGGCTACGCCTATATCGGGTTCGGCAGCTCCGAAGAATATTGGAAGGTCAACAGCCCAATCTGGCAGGACCGCATCGACGCTGCCTTCGCATATTTGGATGAGCTGTTCGCCGACGAGGATTTCGCTCAGACATATGTGCGCCCACAGATCCACATGCTGCGCGGCATCAGCGTGCAACATGCTTACCGGTTCGACAGCGCTGACAGCGTCAACCTTGCGATCAACTGGAACCGTCAGCGCAAGAAGTCTAACGAGCAGCTCGGTGCCTTCCGCGCTCGCGTCGAGAGCAAGGCGAGCCAAGGCGACGTCTTTGGTGATCAATCAGCCTGGGGTACGCCCGCCGACGCCGGTCGATATGCCGGTTACCGCAACGCGCAGCTCCACTTGTTAGCCTATCAGGCTGAGCTGCGCGCTAACGATCTAACCTTCATACCCCAACAATTCCGGCGCGCGGCCTAACGGCCCCGCCATATCCCACCAGCCCCTGGCGATTAAATTCGCAGGGGCTTTTGGGGTGTCTACTATTGAGAGGAGAGACAAATGAACCCACAAGACCTATCAGCTCGCATTGTCGAAGTAGTCACCGCCATCGAGGCGTCGGCCGCGACGGTCGAGCAAGCCGACGCAGCTCACGCCGAATGGACTGAACTGCAGCAGCGTAACTGTTCGCACTTCGGAGACCCTGCACGCGCTAAGCGTCTGGTCGCCGGAGCGGCGATGCAGTTGTACCTCGACCGGCGTGAGCTGGTCAGCTTGCAGCGGCTGCTGGGTACGCATTTAGATTTAGCAGCTTAAACGAAAGTGCCCCGGTCGAGCGTGAACTCGGCCGGGGCGTGCCACCCATTATCAACCTTGAGAGGAGAGACAAAAGATGACGACCGAAGACTTACTACATATTCCCGATTTCCTAAACAGGAAATTGTGGACGCCGGAGCGCTGGGAACAGCATGAAGAGAGCTGGCGCGCTCTGGACCGGGAGCGCCAGCGCGAGCGTGACCGTGTCGCAGCCAAGCGGCGGCGCGCATTCGACAAGCAGAAGGCAGAGGCCGCAGCGTTAGCCGAGCGTCGCGCAGCATGCGAGGCGAGCAAGGCACGCAGCACTGCCAAGAAGGCGGCGGTCGCGCAGGTGCGCGGCGCGATACATGACGGGCACGTCACGTTTGGTCAGCTACGCAAGGCGCTGAGCGTCGAGGACAACCTGATCAAGATTGCACTACGTCGGCTGATGCAAGCCGGTGAGATTCACAAGGCAAGCCCGCGTCAGTACGCGGCAAACTGAGAGGAGAGACAAATGTTATCAATGAGAACTTACCCATCGAGACCAAAGAACCGTGCGCTTTGTGTAAGCGGCCCAGAGCTGCAGTTAGTTGAGGGGCAGAAGACAAAGTGGTTTCCAAACACGCAAGCAGGGCGTCGATCTGCGGAGGCGTTTATGGAAATGTGTCAGGAGCAAGCTGCTGAGAAAAAACAGTGGACTGACCGCAACGACACGCCGCTGTTCGGGTCACCCGACGAGCCAGGGACTTTTTGCCATGCGTTTATCGAGGATGAGATAAACCGGGCACGCACTGGTTACCTTGCACAGCACGAGGTAGACGCCAAGGCGTGCGCGTTGCGTCAGCTCGGCGCGCTTAACTACGCCGGTCAAAAATTGCGCGACGTCAAAATAGGCGACGTTACACGCGGCAAGGTTAGAGAAGATATTGTAAACCAAGTGCGCCGCATGGGATCTAGAGCGACGGTAAAGCGAAAGTGGCTCTATCTTAAACAGCTATTCGCCTACGCCGTGGAGATCGAGCGCCTTAATGCGAACCCGTGCCTTTTTGCTAAAGATGCAAAATTGTTTCTTAACAACGAGGAGCCGGTGACTGACCACCTCGTTAATCTGGATGTTGATGTTCCTAAAATCTTGGCGGCTGCACCAGAACGATACAAGCTCGCAATGACCTTTGCCGCCTACACCGGCTTGCGCGCCGGAGAGCAGCTCGCGGTTACCTGGGATGACATTGAGTACGAAGCGCTGAACATATCAGTCACCAAGGCGGTTAAAAAGTCGGGCGAGGTTGGCGCGCCCAAGTCCAAACACGGCAAACGCGACGTTGAACTGCCGAAACATTTAGCTGAACTGCTGCGGCTTTGGGAGCTGCAACAATCGCCAAAAGAACGGCAGAAGCACAATTTAGTTTTTCCCACAATGCATGGCGACTACGCCGACGTGAACACTTGGAGACGGCGCGGCTTGCTACCCGCATGCAAAGCTGCTGGAGTAGAGCCAATTAGGTGGCACGACCTGCGTCATTACTACGCGTCGCTGTTAATTTTTGAAGTGAAGCACTCGCCGCAGGAGATCAGCCGCATGATGGGGCATCATGATTTTTCGTTCACGTCCAAGCAATATGGGCACTGGCTAGAGAAGGCGAGAGACAAAAGTAAAGTTGGCGACAAAATTTCAGCGATTATGGGAGGAGAGTGAGATGACTAAGGAAAACAACGTCTACGAGATGACGAAAATAGCGACGGATTTTTACAAAACAGAAAATAGAACGACCCCGCATTTCGAAAGTAAATATCCTGAGTTTGCCGCCTACTGCATGGAAACTCACAACCACGAAATCTGGGAATACATGCATTCTGTGTCCAAGTTTTACATCCAACGGTACGCTCAATTGGCCGAGACCAACCGGGTGGGTAGCGCGAGATTTTGGCATCGAAATAACGCGAGTCGTCTAATGTTTTATCGGTTGCTTGATCAAGCATGTCTGATGATCAAGCGCGGGTCTACTGCTATCGGACTGCCGCAAAAAGAGTTGCACAAATTTTTGGTTGAGACATGCGATGTAGGAGATCGCACGATCCACGATCTGATAAAGGAATCAGTGGACGCGGGGTACGCTGACAAGACCAAATGGTGGCGCGATGACCGTGTCAGCGTGGTGTATCTCTCGCCGCTGTCGCTGGGCGAGTACGCAGATGTTGGGATCTATAAGCATTACAACAGCGCCGATGCGTCAGGCATTGCGCTTGCCAACTTGCGTTTTGAAAAATCTCTTGAGAAAAGTGATGGGCAATTCAGTTTCGATTTTATGAGTAAAGTTTAAAATACTTGCAGAAATTGCATGCAAAAATTGCATGCAATATTTTCAATGTTTTTTTTATTTCATCTGTGGTCTCTTGACGGTGAGAGGAGAGACCAATGCAAATAACAAACGATTACTTGCGGGAGGTATCTCAAAACGAATTAGACTTAATGGACCTATACGACGAGTTAATTAGTATCCAGCGGCTTGATGCAGATTATCCAGCGTGTGAACACATTTTAAATTCGTTGCGAGAGTCGCTGAGCAGACAAATTAAAACGCCCCTTTAAAGGGGCGTTTCTTTTTTGAGTTCAGCTTGGATGAGAAAGTCGATGTACTGACGGGCCTTGTTTAGATCGACAACCCCGCCCTTGTCCTGGTATCGGGAGATATATTTGACGACGTTGCCCTCACAATAACCCATCTCATTAGACATGATAAAATCTATCGGCTCGATGCCGCCTCGATTGACGTAATGCTTCGGCCGTGTGATCGGGTCATAGTCAGGCGTGACGCATTCGTCGCACAACTCGGTCGAGTCGCCCACGCGGATAAAGTGATTGCCGCCGCACTTTGCGCATTCACTCATCTTCTGCTCTCTCAAATTGTTTGAGATCCGCGCGCCGGATGTAGAATTTTTTGCCATCTTTAAAGATATGGACGTTGTTGCACTTGAGCAGCTCGACCGTGCGGTTGCGGCTGGTGCGGTTTTCATTACCCCACAGCAGCGTAGCAGCCTCTCTGAGGCTGACTAGGGCACCGGCGGTCATCAATAGTACCCCGGCATAGAGGCTAAAAAAATGTAAACGACAAAAAGCCCCGCAACCAAAAAGGCTAGGGCTAAGCATTCCAATAATCCTTGGATCATCGATCTCTCCTCTCAAAAGTAAGAGAAACCGATTACTCCCATGTGATAATAAAATCAAACATAAAATGACAAAAAGTCATTTTTTGTGAACATTAAACGCGAGAGCCGACCACTTTGTGGATGTTGAGGATGGTCTCTGATTCGAACTCCAGCTCGCGCTCTGGATTGAACTGAGAGCATATGACGTCGCCGTTTTTACGACGCTCGAATCTTTTAACAAGCGCCTCGATGCGGTCTTCCCGCTCTAGCTGGATGACGATGTCGTCGCCAGGACGCACGGGCACCCCAGGCTGTACCAGCAGGGTCTCGCCTGCGCGGAAGCGCGGCTCCATCGACTCGCCGGATACCATCACCGCATAGGCGTCCGGGCTGTTCATTAGGTCGGTGGGGCAGTTCATAAAATCGATGGGTGAGCTGACGTCGGTGATGTCAAAGCCAGCGCCACCTTGCGCTGAACCGTACACGGGCAGCTTGCGCCCAGGCGCGACCTGCGTCGGGCCGTTCTCGATCTGCGTGCCCATTACCTCGTTAACAGTGACGCCCATAGCAGCAGCTATCTTCTCGGCCAGCTCCAGGCGCGGCTGCGCCTCTTGGCGCGTGTAGCGGCGCAGGTTATGCGGCTGCACGTTTGACCGTCGAGCCAGCTCGCTGACGCTCATTCCGTTTTCTGCGGCCAGTATAGCAATGCGATTTTGTCGCTTCATTAGCGTTCCTTTGGTGCATTTTTGCACGGATCGGTACGAACCATACATGAATTGGTTATTGATTGCTAGTCAGATAAACTTACGTTTAGATGATGCTTTTAAAAGACTACCTGACCGATTCTGAGATGACCGCTGCGGAGCTGGCGAGGCTGCTGAATTGTACGCACGTCAGTGCGAGCTACTGGCTGTCCGGCCGCACGCGGCCGTCACCGAAACACACCGCACAAATCTATGACCTGACCGAAGGCAAGGTAACGGCCGACGATCTACAGCGCGGCTGGGAGCTGGCGAATGAGCGCTAGAAATAAACAGCGCGGCTATGAACTGGAGCGCGAAGTCGTGGTTGCGGCCGAGGCTGCAGGGTTTGAGGCCAAGCGCGTGTTCGGCAGCGGCCAGCATAAGCTGCAGCTCGGTGATGAGTTCGCCGGAGACGTTGTCATCGAGGGGCTGCGCGTCGAGTGCAAGCGCCGCAAGTCAGGATTCAAAGTCATCTATGACGCGTTCATGCAGGACGACGCTGACGTTGTTGTCGTCCGAGCAGACCGAGCTGAGCGACTGTATGTCGTGAAGGAAACAACATTTCACAAACTATTGAGAGGAGAGACCGATGGGACTTGAAAATTTGTTGAGCGGGACGGCACTCTCGCCGCCGCGCATTTTAACTTATGGACCCCCAGGCGTGGGCAAGACGACCTTTGCGGCTGGAGCTGGTGAAGGCGTGGTCTGTATCGCGACCGAGGAAGGGGCCGACGTTGTTGGCATGAACCGCTTCCCGCTTGCGGAGTCAGTGGGTGACGTGATGAGCGCACTCGATCAGCTTATTAATGAAAAGCATGAATTTTCAGTTGTCTGCATAGACAGCCTGGATTGGTTCGAGACGCTGACCTGGGATCAAGCCTGCGCCGACGCTGGTGTTAAGTCGGTTGAAGAAATAGGGGGTGGTTATGGCAAAGGCTATCTGGCCGCGCTTGCTTATCACCGTGCCTTACTGGGCAAGATCACGATCTTGCGCAAAGAGAAAAATATGGCCTGCGTCTTGTTGGCGCATTCTCAAGTAAGGCGCTTCGAAGATCCGACGACCGAGGCATTTGATCGATTTGAGATCAAGCTGCACAAGCGCGCGTCGGATCTCTACACCGAGTTCTGCGACATCGTTGGGTTCGCAAATGTGAAAACGACGACGCGCGAAACGACCGGCGACTTTGGCAAGAAAAAGGTCAAGCCGGTGTCGAGCGGCGAGCGCGTCCTGCGCACGGCGTCGCGCCCAAACTTCGTAGCCAAAACCCGATACGCAATTCCCGACGAGCTGCCGCTCGATTGGAGCGCGTTGATCAATGCAATCAAAGGAAAGAAAAATGGTTGAGATTAATTTTGAAGTAGACACGGAAGCAGCCAGCGATAGCAGCTTTGGACCCATCACCCCAGGCGATTATTTGGGCCGCATCATTGCGGTCGATCAGAAGACGTCCAGCTCGGGCAACGAATATTTGTCGGTCGAGATCCAGACCGACAAGGGCCGCGTTTGGGACAACCTAAACCTGTGGCACAGCAATTCCAAGGCCGTGGACATTGCCAAGCGCAAGCTGAGCGAGATCGGCATTGCTGTCGGCCTGGGCGTGATCAAGGACACCGAGCAACTGCTCGCCAAAGAGCTGACCGTTAAAATTGGGTTGCGGAAAGACGATCCCACCAAAAACGAGGTCATTACCTACGCATCTGCATCAGCGGCCGACCTCCCTGCGACCGCTGCGTCAGCCCCGCCGCCTGTCCCTGCTCCCAGCAGCAATTCGCAAGCGGCTTGGAACGGCTGACGAACTAGGCCGGTCGTTTCCATCGAGCGACCGGCCTTTTTTTTATCATGGTAAAAATAGACATAGAACAATTCGATCCCGCGCTCTCGGCCGCACAGGCAGAGATGGAGCGGCGGGAAGCTGCGCGCCCGCGCCGCCTTCACCTCGGTATGAGCGGCGGCGGCATGTGTGCGCGACGTCAGTGGTACGGCTGGCTGTGGGCAGCAGCTCGCGCGATTCCATTTAAAGGTCTGAGCGCCATCGATGATGGCAACCGTGGCGAGGACGTTGTCGCTGCGCGGATACAAGGCGCGCCGGATTTAATTTTGCAGACCAGTGATCCTGAGACCGGTCGCCAGTTTGAGGTGACTGACGCTGGCGGTCATGTGCGCGGCCACTTTGACGGCCTTGTCTTTAATCACCCCACCGCGCCCAAGACGTGGCACGTCTGGGAATGCAAGGTGGTGAATGAAAAGAAATTCGCCGCGTTTAAGAAACTCAAAACAGACTTGGGCGAAAAGGCCGCGCTGAAGGCGTGGGACTTTGTCTATTGGGTCCAAGCCCAACTTTACATGCTCTACGGCGGCTACAAGCGGCACTGGATTGTCGTGGCGTCGGCTGGGTGCCGCGATTGGGATTCGGCGCGCACCGAGCTTGATCGGAGCGAAGCGGAGTTCCTGGCTGAGCGTATGCGGACGATGGTTGAGAACGTGGACGAGCTGCCAGCTCGCGTGTCGGATAATCCCAAAGCGATGGAGTGCCGCTGGTGCGACTTCAAAGCCGTGTGTCACGAGGATGCGCCGGTCGAGCATAACTGCCGCACCTGTCGTTTCAGCAAGCCCATCGACGGGCCTCAGTGGCTCTGTGAGCGGTTTGAAAAAACCCTGACACCTGATGAGCAGGTCAGCGGCTGCAGCTCGTGGACGGCGCGGGAGGTGCTGCGTGCGCCGTGAAAATGATTTTTACCCGACGCCGCAGTCCATC